ATCAAGAGCCACGCTAAAGCTAAGTCAGCTAGCGAAAAGAAAGCAGAAGCTCCTGCACAGAAAAAGTCTAAGACTGGTACTTGGGGAATGGAAGGCGGTCAAAAGTTTGACAACCGTAAAGTTTCAGAAGCCAAAGCTAAATGTTCATGCGAAGAAAAGGGCAAAGCTAAATGCGCAGTACACGGCAAGATGGACGAAGCTAAAGACAAGACTATGAGCAAGGCCGCTAAAGGTGTAATGAAGTACGGTAAAGACGGCATGCAAGCTCTTGCTAAAGCTGGTAAGGAAGGCAAAGATCTTGATAAAGTTCGTGCTAAGTACGACAAGTATGACGAAGCTAAAGAATTAAAAGGCGGTCAGAAGAAACTAGATCAAAATCATAACGGTAAATTAGACAGTGACGATTTTGCTAAACTACGTGCTAAAAAGAATATCAAAGAAGCTATCGCTCGTGCTCAAGCACTATTAGACGAAGGTAAGAAAAAAGCATCTGGTAAAAAGCCAGCATGGTTAGAAAAAGCTGAAGTTGAAGCTGAAGAGCGTGAAGGTAAGAAAGTTAGTAAAGCCGAAGAAAAGAAAGTAGGCATTATTAAAGAATCTGCTGAACTAGATCGCTTGAAGTTTTTGACAAAACAACTTAACGGATAATATCATGGACATGAAACGCATTTTGCAGGCTATGGATGGAGTAAGTTCAAAGCCTGCAGAAGGCGCTAATGACATGAAGAAATTTCTTCAGGTTGTTACCGAAGGCGCCAATCCACATAAAGTTACATTGCCAGTACAAATGGCCATGCAACACTATGCCGAAGTTAAAACTGAACAACCTAGAACAATTAAAGAAGTTAAAAAGACAGCCATGTCTAGTTTGTTACAACAGTATGTAACTGAAGTAGAACAAGACCTAACAAGCGAACAACAAGCTAAAAAAGAATTAGTTAGCGAACAAGCTCGCATCATTGCAGATCGTGTACTTGCAAAAGAAAATCACGATCCTCATGAATACGGTTACGAAGGCGAAATGGCTGAAAATCAATTCACTGCCCTAAAACATGCTATTCATGAATTAGAAGCTATGATGGACCCAAATGAAGATTTACCAGAATGGGTACAAAGTAAAATAACATTAGCTACTGATTATATTGAAACAGTTCGTGACTACTTAATAGGCGAACGCGGCGCGGCAGAATAATATGGATTTTAAGAAGTTACTTTCACAGTTAGATACTATTGAACAACGTCAGCTTTTAAAAGAGTCTGAAGAGTTGTTAGAACGTGCTCACATTAAAGATGTTGAAGCCACTGCTAGTATCACAGACAAAGCACAACGCTATGCGGCTTTAGCTAAACTAGCTAAGGATGGCAAGTATGTTGGCATGTTTGATCCCGTGACTGGTAATTTTATTGACCAAAATGGTAATGCGGCTTGGTTTGGTGCTTACAAAGACGAAGTAGCACAGTTAGCTAAACACGGTTTAATTCCTGACTCTGCTAAAGAAAAAACTAGTCACTTCCTTGGTATGATGGGAATGGACAAAAAAGAAGCTGGTGCTATTCAAACTGATGTTCGTACAAGAGAACAAGCTATACAAAAAGCAACAGGGTTAATAGACAAAGCATTAGAAAGTCTTAAAGCACAACCTAGTGCTACTAGTAATGTTTCAAACGCAACTGTTGATACAACTAAAGGCCCTGCAAACATGGGTGCGGCCAATAATGAATCGTTAATTCGAGGTAGTCTTGCCCAAGCATTAACAGAATCGTTTGGTTACAACTATACATCGCTAATTGAAAGTATTAGCCGTGAAGATCATCAATACATTAAAAAAGTATTGACGCAAATTGATAAAGTAGAAGGCGATGATGACGTTACTGAATTCAAAGCCAAGTATGCAGAGTATACAAAGCGTAGAGATCAACTAATTGAACAGATCAAAGCATTAGTTCAAGAAATACAATCTAAGCCATTAAAAGAAAGTCAACAAATAGACGAAGGCGCTGTAGATATATTAAAATCTATTGCAGGTAAAGCCGCTTTGCCATTGTATGCAATTTATGAAGTTTATCATGCGTGGCAAGCTATTAAAGCTATTCCTAAAGGTTGGCCAAAAGAACGTTATAAAAACGAAGTTACTAAAATAATTGCCAAGCCGGTTGCAGAAATTGGTATCAGTGCTTTTGCTATTGCTATTGGTACAATGTTAGCTGGCCCGATTGGCGGTTTAGGTGCTGGTGTTGCAAGTATGTTTGTAAGCAACTCAACAGCGGATGCCATTGCTTCGACTATTGCAAATTTAATTTATTCAGACGGCAAGGATGATGGAACAACAAATCCTGGCACTGGCAATAAAGAAACTCAAAATAACAATAGTACTGCATTACATCAACATTTACAATATAACAAAACTGTACAAGATTTACAAAATAAATTAGGTGGCAAAGCAAAGTTGCCTAAGTTTGGCCCGGACGGCAAACTAGGTTCTGAAACTATTGGTGCTATTCAAGCATATAGAAAAGAAAAAGGTATCAAATCTGATGCCGAAGCGATTGCACAGTTATTAGGCATTAGCGATGTTAATCAAGCAGTAGCCGCAATACAACCTACTAGCGAATCAATCATTTATAGTAGTATGACTGAAACTGAACGTATGGCCTATCTGGCTAAACGTTTAAGAGGCATTGAACAAGTTAACGAAGGTTTAAAACAACGAATCTTCACAGCAATTTTAGATAGACTTCCATTCATAGCTACTGAAAGAGCCGTAGTCGGAGAAATTGGAACTACTGCTAACATCTTAAGCGGCAAGTACAAAGGTACTTGGACATGGAACGATAGTCTAGGAAAGTACACTGGCCCAGGTGGCAAAACTTTAGCACCAAAAGATTTGGCAAAAGTTGGTGCAGAGGCGGAAGCAATCGAAGCTCGTGCAACCGCTACTAAATCTGTACAGCATGACCAAGTTGAAATTGGTACTGGTTCACAAAAACAAACATATACACATAACGGCAAACAATGGGTTGACGCTAATGGCAAGCCTGTTAAGAATCCCGGTGTAATTGCAGATTTAGAAAAAGCAAATGCAGAGATTAAAGGTGCCGCGCATGATGCTAAGGTAGGCACTTCTAATAGTGCTGGTACACCAACACCTGCTCCAGCGGCCGGTGGCGTAGCAGGCAAAGCACAACAAGCTATTTCAAAAATTAAAAATTCAAGATTAGGAAAATTAGCTAATAACCAATTATTCCTTACTGTTGCGGCCGCTCTTGGTACAGCAGGTTTCTTGTTTAGTCAAGATGGAAACATTATTGGTCAAGGTCTAGAAGACGCAACAGGCGAAACTAACCCCAATACTCCAAACGGACCAGTTACTCCTAATAACCCAACTAATCCAACTAACCCTGGTACAGATGATAAAGCAAAGACAGATCCAAGATTAGACCAATTGAAAACGTTAATTCAACAGTACAACGATGCTTTCCCAGACGATCCGTTGCCAGCAGACTTGCAAAAACAAGTAACGGCTTTAACTGGTACAACTGGTACTGCTGATAAAGAAACTACTCCACCACCTACTAAACCAAGAACTGTTAGTGCAGTAGATATTGCTAAAGGTATACAAAACGGTACAATAGATCCAGAAAAAGGCATACAATAATATTTGGCAAACTTTGGTTTGCCATTTCCACCTCTAAAGGTTGATTTTTTAAAATAAGTAGTATATAATAGGCAAACAAGGAGATATTTTATGTCAGGTAGAAATTACGGCGCGGAAGAAAAAGCAAAACTAGAAAGACTAATCAACGAAGGCTCAACAGTATTACGTGAAATTGAAGATTTAAATGAAGGCTTAAAAGAAACTGTTAAGGCAGTTGCTGAAGAATTGAATATTAAATCAAGCGTTATTAATCGTGCTATTAAAATTGCCCATAAAGGTAATTGGACTGAATACAACGAAGACGTTGCAGAAATTGAAGCTATTTTAGATATTACTAAAAAAATCTAAATAAGTATATAGACTAAGGCAAGCGGGCCATAAACCGCACATAGGTGTTTGTCAGCCCAAAATGACATATTAGGAGAAACAATGAGCTATGTTGATGCATGGTTTGACCGTAATGACGATGTCATTAAAGTAGTCGAACGCAACAAGAAAGGCGAAAGGGAATTTAGAGACATTCCTGTACGCCATACATTTTATTACGCAGATCAGCGTGGTAAATATCAATCAATTTACGGTGATGCACTAGGCAAAATCGTAGTCAAGAGTACAAAAGAGCTACGCAAAGAACAAGCGATTCATAGTAATCAAAAGCTATTTGAATCAGACATCAATCCAATTTTTGCTTGTCTAAGTGAAAACTACTTAAACGCAGATGCTCCAAAATTAAATACGGCATTTTTCGATATTGAGGTAGACTTCGATCCAGAACGTGGGTATGCATCGCCAGATGATGCATTTATGCCAATTACTGCTATCGCTGTTTACCTACAATGGTTAGAAACTATGGTATGTTTAGCTATTCCTCCCAAGGGTGTTAAGATGGAAGATGCTAAAGAAATGGTCAAAGACTTTCCTAACACATATCTGTTTGAAAAAGAAGCAGAGTTGTTGGACATGTTCTTAGACTTGATAAAAGATGCAGATGTTATTAGTGGTTGGAACTCGGAAGGCTTCGATATTCCGTATACAACTAATCGTGTTACAAAAGTCTTAAGCAAAGAAGATACTAGACGTTTTTGTTTGTTCGATCAATTCCCTAAACGCAGAGAATATGAAAAGTTCGGTCGTGTTGCTACTACATACGACTTTGTCGGTCGTGTACACTTAGACTATCTTGAACTGTATCGCAAGTACACTTACGAAGAACGTCATAGCTATCGTTTGGATGCTATTGCTGAATATGAATTAGGCAAGCGTAAAACACAGTACGAAGGTACGTTGGATCAGTTATACAACAATGACTTTAAGACATTCGTTGAATATAACATTAATGACTGTAAGCTACTTGACGATTTAGATAAGAAGCTAAAGTTCTTAGATCTTGCCAACACACTGGCACATGAAAACACAGTATTACTACAAACTACAATGGGCGCGGTGGCTGTAACAGAGCAAGCTATTATTAACGAAGCACATCGCAGAGGTTTCCAAGTTCCCAATCGTCCTAAAATGGATGATAGAGAAAATACTGCGGCCGCAGGTGCGTATGTTGCTTATCCTAAAGAAGGCATTCATGATTGGGTCGGTTCGTTAGATATTAACAGTCTGTATCCTAGTGCTATTAGAGCACTAAATATGGGTCCAGAAACAATTATTGGTCAGTTGCGTCAAACAATGACTGACGAGTATATCGAAAACAAGATGGCTAAAGGGTCTAGCTTTGCGGCCTCTTGGGAAGGTATATTTGGTTCATTAGAATACACAGCAGTAATGAATCAAGAAATTGGTACAGAAATTACTATCGACTGGGAGAACGGTGATAGCGATGTATTAAGTGCGGCCGAAGTCTACAAGTTAATTTTTGATAGCCACCAACCTTGGGTTATTAGTGCTAACGGTACAATCTTCACGTACGAAAAAGAAGGTATTATTCCTGGACTATTAAAGCGTTGGTATGCTGAACGTAAAGAGATGCAGGCCAAACTTAAAGATGCTATCAAAGCAGGTAACAAAGTCGAAGAAGAGTATTGGGACAAACGACAACTAGTTAAGAAGATTAACTTGAACAGTTTGTATGGCGCTATTTTGAATCCCGGCTGTCGCTTCTTTGATAAACGCATTGGCCAATCAACAACACTAACTGGTCGTCAAATTGCCAAACACATGGCTGGTAAGGTTAATGAAATTGTTGCCGGAGATTATAATCACGTAGGTAAAGCTATTATCTATGGTGATACTGACTCATGCTATTTCAGTGCTTACAAGACTCTACAGAAAGATATCGATGCAGGCAATATATCGTGGACTAAAGAAAACGTTATTTCCCTGTATGATAATATCGGCGACGAAGTTAATGCGACATTTCCACAGTTTATGTTAGACACATTCCACGTGCCAAAGACACGCGGTGAAGTTATCAAAGCAGGGCGTGAGATTGTCGGAAGTAAAAGTCTGTTTATTACTAAGAAGCGTTACGCTGTGTTGTATTACGACAAAGAAGGCAAACGTGCAGACGTAGATGGTAAGCCAGGTAAGATCAAGGCCATGGGCTTGGATCTAAAGCGTAGTGATACTCCAGAATTTATTCAAAACTTCTTAAGCGATGTACTTGAAAAAGTACTAACAGGTGCAAGTGAAAAAGAAGTGCTGGATCACATTAGTGAATTCCGTCTTGCATTTAAAACACGCCCAGGTTGGGAGAAAGGAAGTCCGAAACGTGCAAACAAAATTACAGAGTATGAAGCAAAAGAGAAGAAGGCTGGGAAGGCTAATATGCCTGGTCATGTTAGAGCAAGTATTAATTGGAATACGCTCAAGCGAATGTTCAACGACAAATACTCAATGAACATTACAGACGGTGCTAAAGTTATCGTCTGTAAACTAAAACAAAATCCAATGGGCTTTACTAGTGTTGCTTATCCAGTTGATGAGTTGCGTTTGCCACAATGGTTTAAGGATCTTCCTTTTGACCATGCCGAAATGGAGCAGACAATTATTGATAATAAGTTAGAAAACTTAATCGGTGTTCTTAACTGGGATATTCGCAGTACTGAAGAAAAGAACACATTTAATTCACTGTTCGAGTTTTAATATGAAAATATTAATTGCAGGATACGGATTTGTTGGTAAGGCAGTGTTTAACGCACTTAAAGAAAAACACGAACTAGTTATTATTGATCCAAGTTACAATTCAAATGAAATAAAAGATCATCATGACGCAGACGGGTTGATTATTTGTGTTAACACGCCTACTGAAGAACATGGTATTATTGCCGAAAACATTGCAAGTGTGTTGGACCAAACACCAATCTTTATGCCTGTTTTAATCAAGAGTACTGTTACACCAGCAGTAGTAGATGCATTTAAAGAAGTCTACGAGGATTATAGTATTTGCTATAGTCCAGAATTCCTACGTGCGGCTACTGCTAACCAAGACTTTCTAAATCAAAAATATGTTGTAATTGGCGGAGATGATCCAGAATACTTTTGGCAAGAATTATTTCAAACAACATTGCCACAATGTAAACTAGTTCTTAAATGCAGTGAAAAAGAAGCATGTATGGTCAAGTATACTGCTAATAGTTTCCTTGCATTAAAAGTATCTTTCTTTAATCAAATATTTGATATTTGTGAAAAAGAAGGTTTAGATTTTGAAGCCATTAGACATATAGTAACACAGGATACACGTATTGGTGCTAGTCATACAATGGTACCTGGAGCAGACTATCAGCGTGGTTTCGGTGGAGCATGTTTTCCAAAAGATACAGATGCACTATTGTATTGGACTAACACTATCAACCAACCATTTACAATCTTAGACGAAGCGGTAAAATATAATCGCCGAATAAGAAAAAACACTTGACTTTTACCAAAAACCTAAATATAATACACATAAGGAGAATCGTATGAAAGATATTTTACAAGACCTAGTAGCGCATACACATAGTCTAGGATTTTTACCGCTAGTTAAAATTAGCAGTGATGACAATGAAACAGTTATTGAATCAATGGCTGAAGACCGTTCAGTTATTTTACAAGCAAAGACTAAGACACCAGTTCCAGTATTTGAAGGCACATTCGGTATGCCTAACTTAAACAAGTTGGACCTACACTTGAAATGCCCAGAGTACAAAGAGAACGCTACAATCGAAGTCGTTAAACAACAACGCAACGGTGAAGACATTCCAACAGGATTGCACTTTGAAAATGCAAAAGGCGACTTTCAAAACGACTATCGTTTTATGAACGCTGAAATCATCAATGAACAAATGAAGACTGTTAAGTTCAAAGGCGCACAATGGGCTATTGAATTTGAACCAACTGTAGCAAGTATTCAAAAGTTTAAGTTTCAAGCGGCCGCACACACTGAGGAATCTAATTTCCAAGTTAAGACAGAAGACAATAACTTAGTTTTCAGCTTTGGCGATGTAAGCACACACGCAGGTAACTTTGTATTCCAATCAGGTATTTCTGGAAAACTAAAGCAACCTTGGGCATGGCCTGTACAACAAATTATCAGCATCTTGAATTTGCCAGGTGATGTAACTATGCGTATTAGCGATGTTGGCGCACTACAAATTACTGTAGATAGCGGACTTGCTGAATACAACTATATTCTTCCAGCACAAGCAAAATAATGGAAGCTAAAGATCCTAAAATAGTTGAACTAGAACGCAAGGTTCTCTTTTTAGAGAATCTTGTGAAACAGATGTCGGCGCGATTAGACTATATTGATCGCGAACGCATCCGTACTAAAAATAGTTTGAATACACTTTCAAGTGAGGTTAAAAGATCATGACATTAGATCAAATTTTATTGGCATGTGGAGTATGGTTGGTACTAATGGTTATATGCTATACACACAGTGGTTGGGCAAACATGCGTGAATGTTATGGCATGTGGTTTACTAAAGAATACTGGACTGGATACAATACAGTTGAATTTGTTAGCTGGTTAGCTAAAGCTATTATTATCATTCCAGGTTTAATATTTGGTATTCAAGTCTGGGAACTATACTATTTGACCTTATTAACTAGTGTAACACTTATTTGGGCAAGTCGCAAAAAAGCACTTCCTACACTAGTTGGGTTTAACACTATGTGGGCTTGGTTAAGCCTCATGGTACTAGCACAGCATTGGATAAAATGAATAAAAATTTAACAGCCGCACAATTAGACTATGCGTATTTCCTGCCGGCAACGTCAGGATTTTACAGCACCTACATAGGTAAACAACGCTACAGTAACTATGTTGACCCTGCTCGTATTCCTGCGAGCTTTGGGCCTATGGGTATTGAAGCGATGAACTATCTGGATCCAAATGCGTCATTTTATTATGACCATTGTTTGTATTCCGCTGGACACGCTAACTTAGACCTAACTAAACCCGATCCTAGTGAAGATATGTTTCGTAACAGAGACAGAACTACTAGTTGGGTGCTAGGCGATTCTGGAGGTTTCCAGATTGGTAAAGGTGTGTGGGAAGGAGAGTGGAATGATCCTAACGGCCCGGAAGTTGCACAACGTATGGCAGAAGCTGTTGCTAAAGGTGTTGAATTAGTTCCGCAACTACATCCAACTGGTCATCCTAAGACTGATAAGAATGGCAATCCAAAGTTTACTAAGATTGATCATGTTAAGATTTACCAAGCTAAACTAGATGCGGCACAGAAGAAACGTGAACAGGTGTTAGCGTGGATGGACGCACTGATGGATTATGGCATGGTACTTGATATTCCAGCATGGGTTGGGCGTAGTCCAGTTGGTGCTAAGAATAGCGGTATTAGTTCATACGATCAAGCTGTAAGTGCTACCAAGTATAACAACGAATATTTTATTAAGAACCGTAATGGTAACTGTAAGTTCTTAAACGTATTACAAGGCGAGAATCACGCACAAGCAGAAGATTGGTATCAGAAGATGAAAGACTTCTGTGATCCAAAAGTTTATCCAGACAATCATTTTAATGGTTGGGCTATGGGTGGACAGAATATGTGCGACGTACACTTAGTATTGAAAAGATTAGTTGCATTAAAATTTGACGGTTTGCTAGAAAAAGGCAAACAAGATTGGATGCACTTCCTAGGAACCTCTAAATTAGAGTGGGCATTATTATTAACCGATTTACAACGAGCTATAAGGAAATATCATAATGAAAACTTTACCATCTCTTTTGATTGCGCCTCACCGTTCCTTGCAACAGCAAACGGACAAATCTACGTCCAAACAGAAATCAAGGACAGAGAAAAATGGCTCTACAGAATGTTACCTAGTCTCGACGACAAAAAGTACAGCCAGGACACAAGACTCTTCAAAGATGTAGTAGTACAAGATAAACATTTTACAAACTTCGAATCTAGTCCTTTAATGGACGGTGTTGAAGTTAATAAGATTTGTATCTATGGTCCTAACGATGTTAACAAGATTGGCAAAGTAGGCAAGACTAGTTGGGATAGTTTTACCTATGCTATCATGATGGGTCATAATGTTTGGTTACATTTGAATAGTGTACAAGAAGCTAACCGTCAATATGATGCTGGATTATGTCCTGCTATGTTAGTCGACGAGCGATTTAATCGTGTATACTTTAAAGATGTTGTAGAAGCTATTTTCAGTACACCAAATCGTAAAGAAGCAGAAGACATTATCGAAGCATATAGTAATTTTTGGATGGCTATTCCTGGAACACGCGGTGCTATTGGTAAAAAGACTGTCAATGCTAGCACTATGTTTGCCAACTTATTTGAAGAAGTTGATGCAGATCCTGTACAATCAGATGAAGAAGACTTTTCTGAAGACGTTACTAATAAACTTGACGAACTAGAGGCCAGTGTACATGACAATGCCTGATGAAAGATATAGAGCAGTTTTGCAAGCAGAAGAATTTCTGCGAGCATTATCGTTTTCTCAAGCTACTAAACGTATTCCTTTAGAAATACGTCAACGTGCTCGTGGCATTCTTCGCCATTATCCAAGCGTATGGGATTTAGATCAAGCCGCAAGAGCATGTCCAGACGTATTTCAAGAACGTATGGAAGATGTAACTCGTATGTTCAAACAATATGAACAATCAAAGGCAGAAAAGAATGACCAAACGTAGTATAGTAATTGGAATGGGTATTGGTAATCTGTACAAAGATGTACTTACTAAACTCGGGCAAGAAGTAGTTACTGTAGATTTAGATCCTGCTAAAGCAGACTTTACAGATTTAACGGCCGCAATTCGTAAATATTCATGGTTTGATACAGCACACATTTGTACTCCAAACTTTACACATAAAGACATAGCAGAGCAAGTTGCACCTTATGCTAAAATTGTCTTTATCGAAAAGCCAGGTGTTAAAACAAATAACGAGTGGTTTAATTTAGTTAGACAACGTCCGTTTACACGTTTCATGATGGTTAAAAACAATATGTGGCGTAGTAATATTGCAGAATTGAAAGAATCTGCAAGTAAAGCTAAAAGTGTAAACATTGAATGGACACGTAAAAATTGTATTCCACATCCCGGTAGTTGGTTTACCACACGTGAATTAGCGTTTGGTGGTGTTAGTAGAGACCTAATGCCACATTTATTAAGTCTATATGTTGCTATGAATCCACACTGGCGAGCAGATAAGGTAAATGGGCAAGGCGCACAAATGATGTGGGAATTAAAAGACATAGACAGTACAGAATATGGCATAATTAATTCCAATGGTACATACGATGTAGACGATAAATGTAATATAAACTTTGGTAATAAATGGCATTGTACTGCCAATTGGCGCAGTATGAGCTATGAAAATAGTGCCATTGAGTTCATAATGCAAGATAACACTGTGGAACGTTTTGATTTAGGCTGGTGTCCTGAAGAAGCGTATACTGCTATGATTAAAGATGCTATGGATCATGTAGACGACAGTGATTTTTGGCTTAATCAATTTGAAATAGATTCGTGGATACACGAGAAGATAGAGAACTTATGAATAGAGTCCTAGCAACACAAGGCGAAGGTTTATTTTATGAAACAACATACGATAGACCTGAAATCAAAGAAGACGAAATTAGTGTCCGTAGTATAATGACAGGTGTTTGTCGTAGCGATATTGATATGATGCAAGGTAATTTTGGACCTTTGCCATTACACATGCAAGGGCATGAAGGACTTGCAGAAGTTCTAGAAGTTGGATCAGCAGTATCTGGTGTACAAGTTGGTGACTTTGTTGCTACAAGAGGCGAACCTGCTTATGCAGATTTTTATAATGTAAGAAATTACGAATTTGTCCGTGTACCAGAAGCACATCCTCGATATATTTTAGAACCGGTAGCATGTGGTATTAATCTTATTAATCAATCAAAAGATTTAATCGAGAAGAAACAAAACGTTAATTCACGTATGCTTATTATTGGCAGTGGATTTCTTGCGTGGGTCGCTTATCATACTATGCGATTGAATGGTTTTATCTATCAAGTAGATGTTTTGGGTGCTAGTAATTTAGAACTGTGGGACGATAAGCTATTATTAGGAACAAGCGAAAGTTATGATGTAGTTATTGACCTTACAGGAAAATATGAACTAGGCACAGAGATAAACCTAAATAACAATGCCTTAATCATTGATGGTGTTGGCAAAGCAGTAAGCAAACAAGAAGCCCAAAGCCAACTTTGGAAAGCTGTTACTACTGTCAAACCAAGCCCACGTAATACTCAATTCATCGATTGTATGCATTTTGCCAAACACTGGATTGAAAACGGTTATCTAGAGGTTGATTATTTCTGGACTAGAGGTTATAATCGTAATACGGACTGGCAACGTGCATTTGAAGATAGTGCTAATCGTCCAGAAAATTATAGTCGTGGTTATATTACTTGGGATTAATATGTTAGATACGAAAGAAAGACAAAACGTTGTATATTTTGTAGGATTTGAAGTTGAACATACTGTTTGTTTAGGTAAACGAACATTGTTTGTAGTCGGCACTCCTCCTATAGACGAAATTATTGAAAAAGCTAGCGCAAATACTTGTGATCATATTTACTTTGGTACAAGTCAGAGTTTTAATCCTAAAGCAATCACCCAAGAAGAATACAAACCTTGGGACAACCTTATCATTCCTCTTTTACAAAAAGGCTATTGGGTAACCTTAGACTTTGATGTAAGTCACGTAGAAGGCATTCACGAATCTGGTTACTGTGATTATGATCGCTTTGTTCCTATGATTAGTGTAAAAATGCCTTATCTAAAATTATTCAATTATAACGCCACTGTTAAAATCGACGACAAGACTTGGGGCGCTACAAACCCAGGTGTATGGAGTATTCCTTTAACTTCTCTCCAACAGCGTAGATACTATACGCATTGGGATCAATATATTAACGATACAGAATTAAAATGAACATTAAACAAGATATTAGACCAAATAAAATGATCTGGGTTACTTTCCAGAAAGAAGGTATTCACGCTTATCCAGCGGCCGCAACTGATCCAACACTAGCAACAGGGGATGAATATGATGTATCGTTTTTGGCTACTCCTCATCGTCATATATTCCATTTTCGCGTGTGGCTTTCAGTTACCCACAATGATCGTGATGTCGAATTCATCCAGTTTAAACGTTGGCTCGAAAATCTCTACAAAGATGCTATACTAAAACTAGATTATAAAAGTTGTGAAATGATGTCCGACGATTTGTATGACATCATTAGCAAGCAGTATCCAGGCCGTGAGGTTTGGATTGAGGTCTCCGAAGACGGAGAAAATGGTTCATTTATCAAATACTAACAAGAGGCTATAATGGCTAAGAACTACAAAGAAATTAATTATTTCGAAACCCGCCCAGACATCGTCAAAATTTTTGACGATTTGGAAACATTCCACAATTGGTGTCGTCTAGAGATGGCTCCGTTTGACGAAAGTCATCTCTACAACAGAGATAGCTGGGCATGGCGTAACTTCGACAAGAGTCGTCGTCCTAAGAAAGCGTTCACTGGCGAACGTAAACCATATTTAGGTAAAAATCCGAGATACAATAACAATGACCGTTTTTCTAATTGATTTAGAAGCAGTAGAAACCAGGTACACTGGCGAATGGAAACGCCATGTGCCTGCTCTCTTACGAAAGGCAGGACACAATGTTCAAGTTATATCTGGGCTTGAGGATATTCCTACAGCCACTACTCCTGGTGCTTTTCTTAATTTTGGTGGCACCAATATATACAAGTCTAGTCAAGTTGAACAAATGGGCAGGCTTTTTTGCTCCGGATCAGTACAGCCTGGCGATCACTTCCTGTTTACCGATGCTTGGCATCCTGGTATCATAAACCTAAAGTACATGAGTGAGTTATTGGGTATCCCAGTAACAACACATGGCTTGTGGCATGCCGGCAGTTATGATCCTCAAGATTTTTTAGGACGTCTTGTTGGCAATAAACCCTGGGTTAGGAATGCAGAGAAGAGTTTCTTTTATGCATTTGACCATAACTATTTTGCTACAGAGTTTCATGTTGAGTTGTTTATGAAAGAACTACTTAACGATGGACTTATTACGGAAAATCCTTGGTGGAATGAAGACTGGGAAGAACGTTATGCAAGCGGTAAGATTGTTCGCACTGGGTGGCCAATGGAGTATATGGACAGTACATTGAATATGTATAAGAACATGCCCAAACGTGATCTTATTCTTTTTCCACATCGAATCGCACCCGAGAAGCAAGTCGATATTTTTAGAGATTTAGCTACACACTTACCGCAGTATGAATTTGTAGTGTGTCAGGATCAACAGCTAACAAAAAATGAATATCATAATTTGTTAGGCGAAGCAAAGATGGTGTTTAGTGCTAACTTACAAGAAACTTTAGGCATTAGTTGCTATGAAGGTGCGGTGGTTGATGCTATTCCTATGGTTCCGGATAGACTTAGTTATAGTGAAATGTATTATGATACATTCAAGTATCCAAGCGAATGGACTGAAAACTATCAAGCATACGAAATCCATCGTCAAGAATTATGTGCTAAAATTATTCAGTATATGGATAATTACACACATATGATTCCATCTATCAAAAAACAGGCACACGATTTAACAGAGAATTTCTTTTCAGCAGGCGCACTTATAGGAAATATCAAATGAGTAAATTTTTAGAATGGTTAGATAGCATTGGTCGCAAACGTATCATTATGGATCGTATTTGCAATGAGCCTTTGCTTACACGTTATTATCTTTTCTTAAAGGATCGTAAACGTTTTCCATTTAATATATTTTTACACAAATTTCATAAAGGTGACCCGGGTGATGTGCATGATCATCCATGGCCATACTTTACATTGATTTTAAAGGGCGGCTACTACGAATGGGTGCGTAACGGAAATTGTGAAGTGCGTAAATGGCGAGGGCCAGGGCACTTTAGATTTTGTAGTGCAACAAGTTATCATCGTATCGAACTAGCCGAAGGCATTACGCCTTGGACATTGTTTGTTCCAGGTCCTCAAACTAGAGATTGGGGATTTCTAGAAAACGGCAAATGGATACAAAATGACATATACTTACACTCCAAGCGGCAACATAACAATTAATTCAGGTGCTACTGTAGGCGGAATAGTAGGAAGCGGTTCTAGCTCTATTAGTTCTACTGGCATCGGCGGACAGTATCTTACTGTAGGTGCTGGCGGTAGTAGTGGCTCTGCTACAACATATACTACATCGTGGGCTAGTCCAAATACCAATTTTAATGATGGTACTAGCCCAGTAATGATTATTCCACACGGTAGTAAAACTGTAGAAATAGCCAAGGCCGCGACACTTGATGTTAAAGGTAATGTAAAAATAAACGGAGTTGATTTGGAAGAACGTTTAAAAACAATCGAAACACTCTTGCATATTCCCACAAGAGATGTTACAATGGAAGATAAACATCCAAAGCTCAAGGCATTATATGAAGAATATATGCATGAATTGGAAAAATATAAAACATGGCACAGAATTAAAGGTGAAGATGAATAAGATTTATTATAGCTGGAAACAAGTAGAAGGTGCTTGTCTAGACATTGCTAGGCAAATTAACAACAGTGACTGGCGTCCTGATTATATCGTAGGCATTACCCGAGGTGGGCTAGTGCCTGCTGTGCTATTGAGCCAATATTTAGATGTTCCTATGAAATCATTAGACGTTAGTCTACGTGACGGAGGAGATACTGTAAGTAATTGTGGTATGGCTGAAGATGCCTACGGATTTAATCCGAGTGCGGACGGAGAACCTGTTTGTAAAAATATTCTTGTAGTTGATGATATTAATGATCAAGGATCAACTATTGCTTGGATTAAACAAGACTGGCAAAGTCTTTGTTTACCAAACGACGAGCGTTGGAACTTTGTATGGAGTTATAACGTCCGCTTTGCTACGCTAACGAACAATCTAGCTAGTAAAGAATTTGTTGACTATTCCGTTTGGGAAGTTAACAAGGCAGAAGAAGATTGTTGGCTCGTTTACCCTTGGGAGGATTATTGGTTATGAGTTTTATTAAAATTGTTTTACAATTCCTAGTAGGAATTTCTTTAGTAGTGTTAGCAGTAGCACTAGGTCCGTTGTTAATTCTATGGGCATTGAATACGTTGTTTCCAATCGTGGCAATTCCATACACATGGCAAACTTGGGCGTCTGCATTTATTTTAAGTGCTCCATTTAGTGCAGGTGCGTTTAAACGTAAAAGAGATTAATATGGAAGAAGATCTTAAAGAGCAAATCAAAGTTATGGAGGCAAAAGTTGCCCAAGTAGTTTATGATATTGATCAATTTAGACAAAAAGGCCATGCAGACAAGCGGGTAGAAACTTTGGAATTTTATAAAGAGTATCTACAGGATGAACTTAAAATGTTACGTCAACGCTATGAATCACAACAATAATACCGTTGTAGTTACATGGGATAATCAAAGCGGTTTCTGGTGGAATGAAACCTGTGCTATAGTTTTGGAAATTTTTGGTTTGCCTGGAGATAGATACGAAAGCAAACCAGAACACGACTATATGAGTTTTACTTTTAAAAATTTTAAAGATGCAGATTTATGCCGCGTACTGTTAAGTGAGAGATTATGATAGAATTTCAAAGCCACTGGGAAACTGTTGAAACATTTGACTTTAGTAATTTAATTACCCAGTCGGACCAAACAGCCGCTATAAAAGATATTGAAGATATTATTGCTAGTGGTAATTGGTTTAAAACTAGTCCTAAGTATCAAACACAAGAAAATTTATTTCTTAGACCAGACGAACACTGGATGAAGTTTAAAATGAGTTTCATCCTTAGTTGTTTTATGTATTTAAAACAAGAAGTTAAAATTAAAAATATCCAAAGTTGGAGTTTTATGACTTCAAATCAAACTCAAGAAAATAGAGAAAGTCTTTGGCACAATCATCAATTACCCGATGAGCGTACAGTATCTGGAATTTATTATTTGCATATACCCGAAGATGCTGACCTAAATACAAGTGGTACAGAATTTGCATTTAACGGTCCAGAAAGTCCAGAACGATGGACTGGGCCTGTTAAAACATTTAACTGGTTAATTTATCCAGGAAAAACTTGGCATAGACCTACTCCTCCGCAGTCTAGTCAAAATCGTTTTATTATTGCGGCGGATATGATTTTTTAAGGAACTAAAATGGAACTACACGAATCAGTTAGAGATAGCTACAAAGAAATGGTTATCAAAGAA